AAAACAGATGCTCAGATGCGCGGAATGCAAACCGATGTGTTCGTCAATGGTCTAACAAAGTTTGATGAAGCAATCAAAACCATGGAGGCGCCAAAAGTTTTAAACGAAAAGGCTGCCGCATTTAGAGATTTGCTTGATGCTGGGAGTGCTGGAGATTCAGATATTGCTGCATTTTTTAGAGATATTGCAGTTGACTCTCAAGCTCTCGCTGGAGGGGGTCTTCGTGGAGCGCTGAAACTTCAAGAAGTTTATGGTGTTGGCGGCACGGCTTACAATCAGCAAGAAGGCAAAGCAAAGGGTTACCTGTATGGCAAGGAAGAACAGATTCTTAGTTCAACTGGCGGTCAGACAATGCTCTCATACACCCAAGATGCAATTTTGCAAACGAGCAAGAACCTCGCTGGATTTGTAAATAATCAACTCCTCACTGGAACTGGAAAGGGAGAGAACAGATATGCAGTAAATGCTGATTTGTTTGCTGGAGCTCTTGCAAGACTTGACCCCAATAAGGCTGGAGCAATTGAGGGGGCAATGCTTTCTGGAGACCTATTTGCTGGTGTTGACATGACGAATATTGAACAAATTGAAGCAAGATTAAAGGCTTATGACCCAACTCTTAATGCTGGAGCAATTGGTCTGCAAACAATTGCAAGTGATAAAGATATGGCTACAAGCCTTGGCGAAATTTCTAATATGCCAGATGACTTGCGAGAAGTATTTGATGGATTCATGAGTGAATACAAAAATTTCTTCAAATCTGAAGCACAAACTCCAGAATGGTTCACAAAAGAAGCATTTGATGAATTACTTGGGAAAGACACATCTTCACCGAGAGGAAAAGGAATTGGCGATACAACATCATCACGTCTAGCCCAGACACTTGGGAGACACAGCATGATGGATAGCGCACTTGTTGGAAAGAGAACTATTACATCTGCCTATAGAACTGCTGGTCTTGGTTCCCCAAGTTCAGACCACATCATGGGTCGAGCATATGACCTTACTGGTCAAAATTTAGGTGGGTATGCTAAATTGGTTCATGCAAACGGTGGTTTTGCTGAATACCATGGCGTAAATGCAAATAGACACTTGCATGTAGTTCCGGGTCCTGGCATCGGCGACACAATGGTGCCGAAAAGAATGGCTAGTTCATCCATGTCAGGGGCATCAGCAAACACAAATAATAATTACACAATTAATGTTGAAGCTGGTCCAAATGCAACAGCAGAACAGATTGCAACCCTAACGATGAGGAAAATCAAACTCATGCAAGATAATCAGAGACAGAGGTCGTAATGGTTGCTTGGACGACAAAGAAAGCTCCCAATGTTGCTGATGTAACTGGAAAGTTTTTGTATACAACTCCAGAAAAAATATCCAACTGGCACGTGATGCACCCTGCCTATGGCGCCCCTGCTGGTCTTACAGTACAGGAAAAATGGGGAAAAGGTCTCGCACTAATTCTGTCAACGACTGCAGCTGGACCATTTGCTACAGCATCACAATATAAAAAGAAAGTTATACAGAAAAAATATGTAACTGGTCAAACACAAGTGCTTGAAACCCTATCTTTTTGGCTTCCATTGCTCCATGAGTGTGACCCCATAACCTACGAATCATCTAGTACACCTTGGAATTTACAAACCCCTCGTGGTAGCTCAACAGGTGCATTACAGGGTACTGCAGTTGCAGTTTGGCACTTGCCACTGGTTGCAGATACAAGTGCAATTACAGATACTTATCGTCTAGGGCAAATTTCAAATTTAGTAGCACCAACTGTTGCTGGGGTTTTAAGATTTGGTAATACTGGAGGAAATCCACAAGGTGTGCATGTTGCAAATTTTGGAGGTTTTGATTACTACTGGTCTGACGACCCAACTGCTCTGGATGTACAGGTTGGAACTGTTACTTCTACTGGCCCAGTAAAAACATCTCCAACCGGGAGCGTCCTACAAAATCCTTACCAAAACACGATTTTTAGTTATTACGGCAAAAGCTCTACAGCTATTAAATTATTCCCACAAAACGATTTGGGACAATTGTACGAATGGTCTTCGCTTACAATAAATGGAAAAACAATTACACCCGGTACACCTTTTATGTCTCCTGGTCAAACATCTGGAATATACGTCTATAGCCCCTATGCCATTAAAAATGTTGTTCCAGAGCAACCAACACAATTGCTTCCGATAGTAGTTACACAAACAAATAACAATACAATTTCAACTTGGAAACAGGCGTCATCGACTGTTGCTGTTGCCCCAAATGTTCCTGCTGCTGTTGGCGCAAATTTAGACCTCAACCAGTACATGGATGCAGGCAAAACTACTTTTGCCAGTGGAACTGTTGATGGGGTTCAAACCGTAAGTGGGTGGACTGGTGTTGCTGGTCCGGAATATGTTGACAAGTACATCGTATATCCAAAATATAAATTTGATAAAACCAACTCTGTTTGGAATGCACAACTAATTACCAATGCAAATTCTCAGGCTCGTTTTACTGCAGTTGGGCTAGAAGATGCATCAAGGTTTCAGCCACCAAAAGGAAAACATCTTGGTGCATATAACTCACTTGGAGAAGCAAATCAATGGAGAGATTATTACAACTCAATAATTAAATCAAAAATTGTTGACTCAATTACAACTTTACCAGGCAAGGTTTTTGCTCTTGGTACAAACTGGAATGATGGCTGGGAGATAAATTTCAATGTTGAAGGAATGAGTGGAATTAGAAGCAAAGACAGCCTTTCAAAAACTTTTAATACGCCATTAGTTATTTCTGTTGATGGTGAAACTGTTGATTTATCACCAGCTGAAGCCAATGCTGGTCAACAGAGCGTAAGAGTAACAGTGGCTCAAGCTGTAACCCAGATAACAACCACCAATGTCAGCAGTTTAATCAAATCTATAATGGCGACAGAAAAACTAAGCTTTGAAGCAGCGAAAACAAAGTTTAAAGAGGAATTCATAAAAGCACGGATTAAGCTCTTGGTATCTCAGGGCATCCCAAGGCCGACTGCCATTGCACGAGCAAATGCAAGAGCAGAGGTTCTATTTGCAGGAGCTGTAAAAAATTCAAATACTGGTGGTGCTGGTACGACCGGTGGAAGTTCTACCCCATCAAAACCTACATCAATCAGAATTCCTATTACACGCGGTCTCATTGGATATCAGCCTCCACCTTTGGCTGAAGGAACAGAGCCACAATTAGTTCAGAAATATCAATATGTACAAGTTGAAGAAGATTCAACTGGTTCAAAAGTACAGACATTGGTTCCTACTGAGCGGAGATTTATTTTCCCCTTTGCCCCAAAGGATGTTGCATATTCAAATCTCAGTTCCGTTTGGACAGAAGTAAATAGAACTGGTCGGCACCCAATTGTTGACTGGTCTGGATTTCAGTTACTAAAGGTGTCATTTACGTTTGAATTAGTTGATAAGAACTCAACAGACGCTGCTCAACCAAGGGATGGATTTGGATTATTTTTTTCAGTAGATGAAAAAATTAATCTTTTAAGACAAATGGCACTTGCGCCATATCCTGTGTCATTCCTGAATATGGACACTTTTTTTTCAAAAGAATTAAGATATCCACTATTCACGCAAGGTCGCGGCGTTGAATTTGTTATAACAGATTTTGCAGTTCAATCAGTACAAAGGACACCTCCTTCCAATCAGGGTCCCGTGGAAGCATCTTTGCCAAATCAGATTTCTCGTGCATCATGCACCATGACATTGCAAGAGTGCCCAATTGAGCAAGTTGACATAGTAAATATTCCGCCAATTACTGTTTGTGCAAAAGATAAGTGCCCACCAGTAACATGCAAAGAACCATGTACTGAAGTAAAAAATGAATGGCTGACCATTGCTCAGTTGCTGCAATCATGAGCTTTGAACAAGACCCACTCCAGATTCAAATAGGAAATCTCCAAGCCAAGGTAATGGAGAACATCCTAGATTCTGTTCTTGATGCACGAGTTAACTACAGCATGGACATGGTTACAGAACTTGATTTAAACATATTTGATTCGGGATTTTTTTTCGGGAAAAACAATTATTTTGCAATAACTACCGATGTTTTGTACACAACAAAATCAATTGATGCTTCGGAATTTAATCCTGATGGAACATCAAAAATAACATATACAACTCTGAAACTAGAAATCGCAGAAGTTTCTGTTTCACAGAGTCAGGGTTACAACCCAATCTGGAATGTAAAGTGTCGAACTAAGGCAATCCAACAAATGAAAAGAGATAAAAATCCAAGCGCTATATCTAGTTCTAGCGGAACTGCCTTTGCTAGAGCAGCCGCTAAAAAATATGGTTTAAAATTTATTGGTGAGGAAACCTCAAAATCCGTAAAAATCAATAAGGCAAGTGGAACTGCAGCCGCTGACTCTCTCTGGAATGTTCTCCAGAATTTAGCTAGTTCCGCAAAGTTTAAAATTTTTGAAGCTGATGGGACACTCTACTTTGCATCAATGAAGTGGCTTTTAGCGAAATGGGGAACACAAAGTGTTGTTCTGAGTGGTGAAAAAACTGATAAGAATGGCAAAAAGACAATTACGCAAGTAAGAAGAAAATTTATTCCGCTGGTACCGGGTAAAGCCGGTAAAGATTTTGAACTTCTTTCTCTTCCAGAAATGCGCAAGTCCGATAACGACCCGCTTGAGGCGCAGGGAAGTGCAACAATTACAAGAACAAATGGAACATCCCTTAGACCAGGTATGACTGTTTACCTAGATGGAATACCAATGTTTACTGGTTACTACCTTATAAATTCTGTTGATTTTGAAGAGTTAACTCCTGACCCAGTATCCATTTCGTTCATGACTCCAGAGAGAGACCCCAAGGACGTTGTTCCTTTGCCTATCGGTCCGCGCTTTTCTGCTACTGGAGACCAGATTGGACCTGCAATACTTATTCCATTCCTTGAAGAGGGTGAATCAAGTATTATTACCAGCCCACCATTCCCCCCATATACAGTAGGTTGAAATGCCGCACCAAAATCAACAAGTACCAGATTACATAAATTACTCAAATGGGGCACAATTTCCATCTATTGGTGGTGGTCTTTATATCGGTCAAATTAAAGCAGTGGGAACTGATTTGAGGTGTTCGGTAGCCGTAAGTGATATGGGAATAACCCTCAACTTAATAAGGTCTCTAAATTCGACACCGAATAACCCTCCAAAAATCGGCGATGCAGTAGTTGTTGGTTTTATTGGGCGCACCATAGAGGAAGCAGTAATTCTTGGTAAACTTAATGTATCAGTTGATGTTTTTGCCACTGTGGCAACCGTAGCGGCGCTTCAGGCACAGGTAACTGCACTTGATGGAACCTTAACGGCACTTGATGGAACGGTAACCGCGCTTGATGGAACCTTAACGGCACTTGATGGAACGGTAACCGCACTTCAATCACAGGTAACATCCATTGATGGCCGTGTAACAGCATTGGAGACACCATAATGGATACAATTGCATTTCCCATAAGATTTGATTCTACGGGCTTTCAAAAACATGCAGATGGAACTGATGCTTACTATAGACAACTCATAAGTTTTACCGCCTTAACTGAACCTGGAACACATCCACTAAAACCACAGTTTGGTGTATTTGACCCCTCATACAGAAATATTGACCGTGGCAATTTCATTGTGCAAGCATCACGGTTTATTCCAGAGATAGTTATTACCAATGTTGATACCGAAGTTACAAGTTCATCTAATTCAACATTCCTCAATGTCTCCTATAGAACGGTGTAAAAATGCCTGCTGATTTTTCCCCATATGTAAATATGCGTATTTACGACAAACAGCCAAGTGAAATATATTTGAATGCTGTTGAAATTGCTCAAATGAACATACCCCAGTTTGAACTTAGAGTCGGAACAATTGAAGACTCAATTTTTCAAGCTATGGCTTATATGACCGCTCTTTCGGTTGGTCATATCAATGCACTTCCAAACAGATTAATGGAAGGGGTGCTTGCAATGATGGGTGTATCACGCAGAAACGGCAATAATGCAACTGTCACAGTTGATGTTGAGTTACTAACTTATAACGGCACAACAATACCCACTGGTACTACATTTGTTCACGAAACATCAATTTTTGGTGAAGTCGTAACAACATATTACCAAGTTGATGGAACAATAACCATTGATGATGTGGTGCAGGTCCCTGGGGCAATACCAGCCACCCCTCTTCCGAGTGGCATAGTCAGACTGGTCGCTCTTGACACGGGTGCTGTTCCGACAATAACATCTGGTGAAGAATTGACCATCTTGAACCTGAACACACAGGTAACTTCGGTAACAGCACAGGACGACTTCCTGCAAGGAGATGAGCCAGAAGATGACGGCGAATACCTTGCACGTGGTGTTACTTTTCTTGCATCATTAAGTGAAGCATTGGTGGGTTCTTCTCAAATTGAAAAATATATTGCTTCAACATATGCAGAAGTAAAAAGAGTTAAAGTTTATGACCTGACAGATGGGGAGCTTGACGACTCGGTCACAGCAGCACCAATTCCAGGGTATACAACTGCATATGTGTATGGAAACAGTGCATCACTTAATATTCTCCAAAAAGTTGCTATTCAGAGAGATGTTGTTGATAAGGCAATCGCTGGTTTATCAATAAAAGTTTTAGGTTCTAGGATTGTTTATCCAGAGGTTAGTGCTTCTATTTCGATTGAGAACTCAATGTCAATAACTACTGCATCAACATCAATCGCAACCGCTCTAAAGGATTATCTAAATCCATTGTATTTCCCATACTCGGAGACATCAGTTAGAAAAAACGGTCTTATTGGATTGCTGTCAAAACTCCCTTCTGTTTTGTATGTTTCTGGAATGGAATTAGATGCAGCCGACATGACGCTGGATGCTGGCTCAGGGAATCTAATATTTGACAATAAGGGCGACCTTCCATACCTAACTGACGAGAATCTAAACATAGAATTCACCGTCGGGGGATTCACGTGATTGATTACAACTTCCTTTCAGATTTTACTGGGCTTTATTCGGCTGACACAAATGGCACCAAATATACAGCATCAACATACACCCATGATTGGGAATTTCTCAATGTTTCAACAACGGTTACCCTTGAGACAACAAACCTTAGAAGCGCAGACAGGTTTGCACTTTCATTAAGAAATCCAATTTCTGAAGAATATACATTCCAAAGCCCGATTGTAGAAATTCCGAATTCAGTTCTTGAAAAAGATTTTGTATTCCATGCAATGTTCCATTGTCCATATCCAGCAAATGTTCAAATATTTCTTTATGACTGGGATAATGACCACAGCTCAGTTGAACCAATAACAACACAGTTGTCAGCCGGTGAATGGACTGCATGTTTCTCAAACATATTCAAGTTTGAAGATGAAAATGAACCAGTAGCACATGCAAGGGTGAGAATTGTTATATCTGAACACACGAGTCAAATTGTCAGATTTACTATGCCTCATTTGGTTTTTGATAAACCGTTTCTAGACAATACTTATTTTACTTATGGGAGACAATTTTTCCCAGACGTGTATTATGAAATTGATTCTCAACAAACCAGCCCGACATTCCCATTGATGAAGTTATGGCATAGCCTCACATCGGTTGCTGAGGGTGCAATGAAGGAATATATAAAAATACTACCAACAGAATATGAAGAATTATCAGTTGGACTAAAATCCCAAGTTGACTCGCCTCTCTATAACCAGTTTTTAAGTTCTCTCACTAACCCAAATACAATTGATGAAAACTATATTCAGTGGGCATCAATGTTTATTGGAAATCTTGTTCGCTCTGGAATATATATAACTCAAGGTGGAGTCCAAACAGATGTTGTTGGAATTGATGATTTTACTAGGAATCAAATAGCCACAAGAATGTACGGAATGGGACTTGGCACAAGAGCCTCTCTTAAGAATGCTGCACGTGCAGTAATAGGCAAAGAGGCAGCAGTATTAGTTAGTCCACTCTGGCAGGGTGATGAGTGGTCAATTATGGTGCGAACACTGACCGCAAGCACGCCTGGCGTATTTGCTTCTGGACAAAGCAGTTCTGCTGTTTATGCATCTCTCGAATTAGCAAAACCCGCAGGATACACAATCATGCATCAGAGCATTGATGAAATCACATTCGTGCTTGACGATAATGACTTCGGCGTATTTAACGAATCAGTACTTGGTTAAAGAGGAAAGTTTGCATCAAGTGCGCGTTTGATTCCTTCTTCAAGTGAAACTTTAGGAGCGTAGAACTCCAGCATTTTTGATGGGTCACAAACCCTGTACTGAACACCTTCTGGTGCGCCAATGATTCGTTCAAACTCTGGCTTGTAGCCAGCAATTTTTGACACCAATTCCCCCAGTTCATTGAACGAGAATGCAATACCGGTTCCCAAGTTTACTGGCCCTTGAATATCGTTCTCGACTGCTGAAAGAGTTGCTTCAACAACATCGCTGATATGAATGAAGTCTCTTGTTTGATTTCCAGTTCCCCAAATCTTGAATGGGTTTTCTCGCCTGCCACCACGAGCAATAAAAGATGGGAACGGATAGTCAAGCGCTTGGTCTTCTCCGTATCCAGAAAATGGGCGGAAAACATGAACTCTTAGACCTTCGTTTTCTGCATACTTTGCAAGCATCTCTCCAGTCAGTTTTGCCCAACCATAAGTGAGGTCTGGAGATTGAATATCATCTAGGTCAATATCGCTCTCTTTCAACTTGTGTGTTGAACCGTGAGCCTGCAATTTGATTGGGTACGCCGCTGACGATGAGTAATAAACGATTCTTGCTGGTCGCGTTCTGAGTGCCCATTGAAACATCTCTGCATCAATGGCAAGGTCTACAGCAACGGAAAGAGGAGCGCCTTCAATCGTGGCTCTTCCGCCAACGATTGCCGCAAGGTGAATTACCAAGTCAAAATAGGTATTGTCGGTTGCAAAAAAATGTCGTGCATCTAAACCGTTTTTGATGTCAACTCCGACAATCTCGTGTTCAGACAGTGCTTTTCTAAAATGTGTTCCAACAAATCCAGCATCACCTGTAATCAAAATCTTCACTTGCATCCCCACATTCCATAAATATACGGTTCACCAAATACTGTTGTATCCAGCATAATAAACACATCTGGAGTCCATCCAGCATTCTTCATGAGGGATTCAATATCCTCCCTGTTCCAAGCCCAATAGTGTTCTTCATTGGTGTCATACCAAGCATCAATTGGGGTGGATAAAACAAGTGCCTTTGATTTCTTGCGAATTGAGTTCAGAACAGAACTTGGGTCTTCAACATGCTCAATGCTCTCGGAGCAAATATACAAATCAACATTATCAATCTTTGAAATATTCTTTTCTAGTGGGCCAGAATACTGGTAACCCTTTGCATAATCACCAAGGATGGTTGTACTTATGTTTAAAGCCTTGGCGATTGCAGCATTACCACAACTTAAGTCAGCGACAGACTTTGCATTAACCTGATATGCCATATCTTTTGCCAACTGAATGGTGGTATTCACTCGGATACCATGCCCACGCCCATATATTGCATGGTCGTGCGGTTCAGGATAGATTTTTGCCAACTCCTGGGCTGTGTGGAATTCACGAAGTTTTTTTATCACCTGTGAACCTTCATATCGTGTCCACGAGTTTCAATAGCACCAACGGCTTCTGGGAAGTGCCTAGCGATGCAATCCTCACGCACATATGTAGGAATCTTCAAATAATGAAGTGCATCGTGGTGGAAACATGGGTCATCAGACATGTTTTTATCCATATCCCATCTCCACCTAATTCCAGAAAAAACATCGCGCGCAATAAAGATTGCCGCTGCTGAAGCCATTGCATCCATCACTGGGAACGGATACTTGTCAATAGTTGGACCGCGCAAACCATACGTGGTGATGTATGGCGCACAAAGTGGGTGGTCCATCTCAAGCATTCGAGGCAGAATATCGTCTGGTGGCATCGTGTCTGCAGCCAAGAACAACATGTGTGTACATGCAGGATTTGACATTGCAAAATCGTTTACTAAATTCTGTCCAACCGTGATATGGCGAACACGGTTTTTTGTGCTTACCTCAGTACGACCATCATCAAGGGAGTATGTCCAATATCCACCCCCGATTGCGGTCAATCGTTCAATGAATGGTCCAAATGGCTCTAATCCACGAGCATCAACTTGGATGGCGGCGAAATAGAAAACATCAGTCCAATTACCAAATTGCTGATATTGCTCTTTGACCTGTTCGGCATTCTTCATCCAAGAACCCCAATGGTCTTCGTTATCCATTACAAATGCGTGAACGGTTGTTCCAATTACAATCATAAAACCTACTTTTTTTCCAGAATTGTTGTCATTACTTCATTCCAATCATTAGCCCTTGCAGACATTGTGAAGTTCTTGAGCATTTCGTAGTTGTGTTCAATTTCGTCACGTCTTGTCTGGATATCCCTTAGTTCGTCAAGATGATAAATCCATTCTTCTTGATTGTTTGCAACCCTTCCGATTCCGTTGTCTGCAAGGTACTGATACTCCGGAGAGTATGAAGCAACGAAAGGAACCCCAGCAGCCGCATATTCAAGACCTTTGATAAAAGATTTTGCATGATTAAAAGGAATGTTGTTTAGAGGAACAATCCCAATATCAATCTCCGTAAACAACTTTGGGTACAGGTTGATTGGGACTAGCGGTTGGGTGCGAGAAATGTTTTCGTGGATTCCCATTTGGTCACATGCTCTCGCCGCGCCATTTAATGTGTGGCCAGAATGATGGAAGTACATTTTTCTACTTAGTAGATATTCACCAATCCAAGGAGACAATGTTTCTAGGTCGCCAGAACGCCAAGGTGTTGCGCCTACCCAGCCAAGCCGTAGGCGGTGATTCATTCTTCCTTGTCTACGCTTCCATCTCTCAACGTCAATTCCGTTTCGCACCATGAAGACATTGTCCCTTTTGGCTCTATAGAAGTCGTAGAGAAATGGACTTGATGTAATTACCGCTGTTGCATTTTGGATAATTTGTGCATAGATTTCACGATTTTCATCTGGGTTGACATTTGGGTCGGTTGCTTGGTATGCCCTGTTTGTTGGGGACAAACCCTCAAACCAGTCATCAACATCAACAACGATTTTTTGACCCATTTCAATAGCCTGCTTCATGTACTCAAGTACTTCTCGTTTCATCAACAACTTAAAAACGATGATGTCCCAACCATGTAATGCCCTATCACCATCAAGAAGCATTCCAAACCCATTTTTTGGATTGTATCCAGGAAGACCAAGGGCGGTTGACCAACCCAGTTTTGCCAATTCATCAGCCGGTAATTTACAGCGATACCAAGCACATCCATTTGGCTGAAGGGGGTCTGTCCCCCATGCCCAGTCACTGGTCAAATAGCCAATTGTTGGTTTAGTTTTCTTTTTCATAAAGTCACTGAATATTAGCACTATGGTAAAATATTTAGAGCCAAACAAGGAGGCAAATATGACCACAAGTTTTCTAAAAGACACGGTCGAGCGTGCAGCCAGAACTTTCCTCCAAGCCTATTTGGGAGCTTGGGTGGCAACAGGAGCAAACTTTGACGCTCTGGTTGATATCAATAATCTCAAAATTGGGGCAACTGCCGTCGCACTTTCAATTGCAATGGCAATGGGTTTGAAGAAGGTCGGCCCAAACAAGGATTCTGCTTCGGTCGTTTGATTAAAAACCTGCTTATTTAATGGCAGTTCCTAATCTACAATCTTTTAGGCATTTGATTGGAAGAGGCTGTTCATGATTGCTGGTATTTACAATTTAACCTGCGAACAGGGAACCACTTTTTCTAGGCTCATTGAGATTGAGCAGCCCGACCTTGTAAACGACCCTACCGGGCAGACCTATATTGGATACAACCTCTCTGGCTATACGGCGAGAATGCAAGTTCGTAGAACTGTGGACAATGCAGCCTACTTGGTTTCGCTGACATCGCAAAACAATGGTTTACGGGTGATTCCTGGAATTTACGAGAATCAGATACAAATGTTCATGAGCGCAAGTGTTACGGCATCAATTAATCAAAGCGGAGTTTACGACCTAGAGATAGTTGATGCAGAAGGAAATGTGTCTCGTGTTCTGCAGGGGACCTTTACGCTCATCCCAGAGGTTACTAGATGAGCAATGTCCCAAATAATGTCACCATTCATGAAGACACACCCAACCAAGTAATTGTCAATCAGGATGCCCCAAATCAAGTTGTCGTTCGCCTTGGTGGTGGAACCGGAGTAATAGCAACCCGAAGATATGTCCACACTCAGGGTTCTGCCTCCACAACATGGACAATCAGTCATCAACTTGGTGGTCGGCCACAGGTAACCATTGTTGATTCTGCAGATACCGTCGTCGTTGGTGAGGTAAAATATAACAGTAATTCCGAAGTAGTGGTGACTTTCACCTCTGCTTTCTCTGGCTTTGCCTATCTGACGTAAGGCGGAAAAATGGCTCAAAAATTCGTAACAAATATTGACCTTAATCAGAATCAACTGATTAAGGGTACTTTTGAAGTGCTTTCAACCGACCCGAACACCAACCTGTTCGACGGTCGGATGATTTTTAATAGCACCGAAGGAACAATCAAGGTTTACGACGTCACTGCCTCGGCATGGCGAAAGATGATTACTGGTGTTTCTTCCGCTGGAAGTCAATCAAGTGCGCTTACGATTAACGAGTCAAATGGACTAATTTCAATCACACCAAACCTTGCCACATCAGCAAGTGCTGGTCTTCTCAGCGCTTCGGACTTTTCAAAGTTGGCAGACGCTGCCTCAGAAGCAACTGCAAGCAAACTGGTAATTCGTGATGCAAGCAGCCAAGCAAAGTTTGGGACTCCTACCGACGACGCTCATGTCGCAACCAAGAGTTACGTAGATGCTGCGCGTTCAGGTCTTGATGTTAAGCAATCCGTGCGAGCTGCTACAACGGCTGCAGTACTTCTCGCTTCTGGTCTTGAAAATGGCGACATTGTTGATGGTGTGACCCTTGCGACTGGCAACCGTGTGCTTGTCAAGGACCAGAGCACCGCATCCGAAAACGGCATCTACGTTGTTCAGGCTTCAGGGGCCGCAGTTCGTGCAACCGATTTTGATTCCAACGCAGAAGTAACTCCTGGTGCGTTTACTTTCGTTGAAGAAGGTACCGCTAACGCTGACAGTGGCTGGGTCCTTTCTACTAATGGAACAATCACTGTTGGAACAACTGGACTTGCTTTTGCTCAGTTCTCTGGTGCTGGTCAGGTGGTTGCTGGTGATGGTCTCACCAAAACTGGCAATACTCTTAATGTTGTTGGCACCGCTGGCAGAATCACAGCAAATGCCGACAGTATCGACATTGCGTCAACATATGTTGGTCAATCATCAATAACAACACTCGGAACCATTACAACTGGTACCTGGGACGCCACAACTGTTGCAGTAACTGCTGGTGGTACTGGCGTTGAAACATTTACCGACAACGGAATTGTCTACGGTAACGGCGCGAGTGCTCTTGATGTAACTAGTGCTGGAACACAGTATCAAGTACTTC